TCCGTGCGCCCGCGCGCGGATATCGCCGTATAGACAGCACTCGTAAAACTAAAGCCTGATGGAAGCGATAAAGGATAAGAGATCGTCATGCTGAAAACTCCCTAGAATAACTTCCACCGCGCTGAACAGTTTCCAGAGTTGCATCAACCGCGCGCGCGATAATGCCCGATTCCATGTCTCTAAAAACCTGACGAATTGCCGCTTCGGTACCTGGCGTTGCTCCGCGCGCATCAATATAGATTTTAGTTCCTCCACTACCACCCGAAGCCATCACGCCGAGTTTTCCCCCTATGCGCGTGAGCGGCATGATTGCTTCCATTCCAGCTTCACCGGCCAGATAATTCTTGCCCTTTGAATTGAGAACTGTTGGCGAATCAAGCACACCGCCATACGCTAAAAGACCGCCAATGACAGGAATCTCGTCTGGAACAATATCGACGCCAGGAATAACACTTCCACCACCACTGCCACCACCCTGGCCGTTTATAAATCCAATGATGCTATTAATCGCTTTTGCAATTTCTGAGATCGCTTTAATTGCATTCACGATTTCTGTCAAAACTGACAGTGCTTTTTTGAGACCATCGGGAAGCTTAACACCAAAAGTATCCTCCACCATTCCCGTAATTGTAGTAAAACTGGAAGCTAAGCTACCCACATTGTCGAAAATTTTACCAAACGAATCTTCCTGCTTTCGGTCAAAATCCCTCACAAGCTCGTCGACCTCTTGACCGGCCTTTCGCATAGCTTCAGCGTTGGCTTGTTCAAATGTAACTGCTCCCACCTCGATTGCCTTTTCCCATTCCTGCAGAAAACCTTCTTGTATGGTTTTCCTCAACTCCTCTTTGAGCCCATTAAAATCAGCAGAATTGAGCTCGTCTATTGCAGTTTCTATCTGCTTTTTAAGCGAGTCTTCTTTGCCCTGCGATATGAGATCGTCCCACTTATCTCGATATTTTTCGACTTCCTTCTGCAACTTATCGAGACTTTTTTGCTCTGCCTCAATTGCCTTAGAGCTTTTTTCGGAGTGAGTAATTACAGCCTGAGTGACCGTTGGAAGGGTTTCTGATTGCTGACGATAGAGCGTAGTGACATCCTGCAAATCTTTTTTAAGCGCAGGAGCTGTATCACCGAACTCTTTCCACTTTTCAACGACGGCAGAAAGCTGCGGAAGGTATCGCTGCAATTCCTTCTGCGAGGAGGCGCCACCTATTGCCTCGCGTAAACGCTCGGCTTCTTCTTTGATATCAGTGAGGCTCTGGACAGCTTTTTTTGTCTTCTCTTCACTCGCGACAGCGTCATATGCCTTATCGAAGGCTGCTGTGATGCTGTCCGCGCCTGCTTGATATTCTAGAATCGCGCGATTAAGAACCTTTGCTCCAACAGTAAACTCATTAAAAAAGCTTTGAACGGCAGGGATGGCTTCCGCTGCAAATTTAAGCACCATGCCACCAAGAGCAGCTATGTTTTCTCCGATCTCGTTCCAGTCGACCTTTTTGATTTGCTCCTCAAGTGTCCTCCATGCCTCACGGAGCTCGTCATTGTTGTTGACTGCAATGCCCATCTCTTTCGTTGCTTCTGAAAGCGCCGCTTTGAAAGCATCGTGCGCGTTCGCAACGCTATCTGTGACTTCTGCCTGACGCTCGATTGCGGGAGTGAGCTGCTCCATTGCAGCGAGCTGTCTGGCTTCGAGTTTTTGCGCCTTGCTCAGTTGGTCAGCAGATACTCCGATCTGTTCTGCATAGTTTTGGTAAGCCTTATCAGCATCAATTATAATACCAACATTTCTGAGCTGTTTCTCGCTCGCTGTAGCAAGTGCCTGCGTGACTTCTTCAATTGCGCCCTTAGTGTCCTTGCCAAGAGTATTGGCAAGACGAGCGCCGAGCTCTGCTATCTCTGAAAAATTTTCATTAAATTGCGGTATGCCACGGACAAGACCCTCATTTGCAATCTTCATCAGATCGAAAGAGTCAACCATTCCGAGAACAGATTTTCGAGCCTCTTCTATCTCTGAACTTGAACCACCTAAGCGCTTAAAACCATCAGCGATACTTTCCGCAACCTCACCTTTCTCAGCGAGAGCTGTCAGAGAATCTGCAAACTTTTTAACAGCAACTACACCACCAATTACAAGAGCAGCTTGAGTTACTCGCTCAATATTTTTAAAGACTTTGGTGATGCCTTTTTCGACGTCGGTGACTTTCTTGACAGCCGAGTCCATATCGCTGGAAAACTTGCTAACAAGCGCCCTGAGCTCGACGTATAATCCGGCTGCCGGTTCTGCCATACGCTATGCCACCTTTTTATTCGGGTTATTTTCAGCAACATTTTTCATGTGCGTGAGCATTGCCTCTCCAGTCATGTGAACCGATCTAGGATCGGGAGCAATCGATGGGAACCAACTGTACGGCTGCTTCGTTGGCTGATCCTTTCCTTTATTGCTATTCCAAAGAATAGCCGCAACCAGCCCCGCGCGGTAGTCTTGTCTTTGAATAGAAGCCTCAAAGCGCTTACCGATGGCCCAGAATTGATACGGCGTAAGCGACCAGAATTGCTCCTGTGTCAAGCGATAATCGAACATCGCAACGGCGAGAACCTCTGCCCAGTCCCCTTCGGACCTTACTTCGGCGTCGTCTCGCCCTCTACGTTTTTTTCCGACTCCTCCGTCTCCGAATCAACCATGGCCGCTTTGAGGCAATGCGGAATTACTTCAGCGCCAATCTTCATCCAGAGGTCTTTATTGAAGTGCTTGAGAATCCATTCCTTCGTATATTCCTTCTTTTTATGGCCTATGGCTGCGTGCAGGAAATCAACGCAGACCGAGAAGGACGTTCCCTCTAGGAGGCTGGTAAAACCGCGCCCTGAGAGCTTTTCGTAGTTGTAGATGGTTTTCCAGTCGCAGATTATGCCGACTGTTTCACCACCAATCTCAAGGTCAAAGTACGGGTAAGCTTTATCAGCATTTTTCATGGTCCCTCCTGGTTAATAACTTTTAGCTATTAACCTAGCTCAGGAACCTATTCTGGCCAAGCCGTCAATTTGACAGTGCAGTTCGCTTGCAACGCATTTTCAATTTCAGCAGTGATACCGAAGCCAGTAATGTATCCAGCCAAGCTGTAAGTGGTCGCCGCGGAGTCAGTGAAAACAAGCTTCCAGTTTCTCTTTGTGCGATTCTTTTGGTCGGTTCTCAGGCCCTGATGACCAGAAGAATTTGGCAAAAAGTTAATCACAAAACTCATCTCACCTGGATCGATTAATGTCGGCAAGAACTCACGAGTATTATTATCACTCTGCATGTGAGTGATGTCGATGATTGATGTCTGAGTGTTCGGACCAGAAATGCTTTTCACTTCAGCAACGGTCGTAAAAGCTTCAGTGCCATCAGTACCACCAGCAGTTGCAGTGACGGTGCGAGCGGTGATAGTTCCCGATCCATCGCCAGGAGTTGCTCCGTAATCTGCATCCCAGTAGGTGTCAAAAGCGGCAATCGAGTAGAGGTATGCAATCACTTGCGCAACTGTTGCAGTTGTCGGAGCGGTGATTGAAACTTGTGTAGAGTCGATTGCTGTGTTGACGAATGAAGAGCCGGAAACAACAACGGTGATGTTTTTTCCGTTGCCTGCAAGCCCAGCAGACTTCCACTTAATTCTGATTTTAGCGTTACCGCTTCCCCATTCAACGCTGGCCTTCGTGCCTGCGCCAACGCCACCATCGCCCCTTTTCAGCAAGCATCCAAATCCAGAAGTTGCAAGACTCGCGGTCATGTTTAGTATCTCCTCTTAAAAAATCACTCTCTATATAAAATTCTGAACCGAAGCGTCCGTCTAAAAACTTCAACATCCGGTTCATAGATGTCGAATTCGTTGATGCTAAGAATGCCCTGGACGTCTACAGACGATAATGTACCCCTTACGCCGTCGACACAATCCCTAACTTTCTTTGCAAGGTCAGCCATCGTAGCGATCCCTTGTGGATCTCTCTTGACCCAGCATTCTATTACAAATTCACCGCTTGCAAAGTTCCCTCTACCCTCAAGTAGATGCTCTCTTTGAACGGCAATGCGCTGAAAAGTAATACAGGGAAACCTTGAGTTATCAGGCATGATAACCGGAAAGACTCGACCTTCAACAATGGTGTTGACGGGAACGTCGGCGACGAGTCGCGCGTATATGGCTTGCTCGATATCAGCCATTTCTAATCTTTGTAAGCCTCCTTGAAACTGATTCTCGAATCTTGCTCGTGATGTACCTTATCGTCTCTTCTCTAGTCTCTTCGAGAGCTGGCTTTAAAAACTCCCTGCGCGGAAGCTGCTTAAAACCAGTTGCAGTTTTTTGCAACCTTCCAAATTCAATCAAATGGGCATAGGGAGTTTCTGCCACAACATCACTTCCCACCATGCCATTTCTCATCCTGCGTTGCTTTACTCGGATGCTGTTACGCAATCGACCAGTTCTGTCCTTGAATGCTGTGGTGGCCTGAGCTCGTTCGGCAACCCTTTTTGCAGCCTGATTAAAAGCATAACGAATGACGTTCGCCTGTATTTTCTCAGGCAGCGCTTTCATCATCTGCTTTGTTTCTGTCCAACCATCAAGCTTTACAGTTATCATTGAACCACCTCGGCAGAAATTTCAATTTCACCACGTCGCGTTAATTCAGCGATTCCAAGAATTCGCCAGATTTTGCCGTCAAACTGTATCCGCATTTTCGGAGTCAATCCCTTGCAGAAGCGAATTCGAAAACGCGCCACATCAAACCCATGAATGCCCTGCGCGCGAAAGCGCTCGCTTGCGACCATTGGAAGATATTCAGCAAAACACTTCCTGAAAACATTCCATGTCGGATTGGCCTGGCCGTATGAGTCTGGAGCTTCAACGGACTCTTCTATCGTTATACGCCTGTCGAAATTTCCGGCAGGCAGTCTATCCATTACCATCGAAGATCCCTGTATGGCCAAAGGAGTGTCTCTGCAGCCATCGGAATTTCTTTAAGGGAGAGCGCAGAAACGTTCTCTTTGTGCTTGTACCAGTGCCCTATCATTAAAAGCATTGCCTGAATAATCATCTTTGGAACCTCAAGAGGAGGAGTACTGGGAGTCTCAGCAGTGTCGTAACCAGCAATGAATTCAACTTCAACAGAATTTATTTTATACAGCTCAGTGGTTGGCCACACCTCACCCGAAACAAGAGCAATGCGCCCAGGAGTTGCCTTGGTATCAACTTGATAGAGACTCGAATCTAAAGTCGTCAGCACCCCATTTTGGTCGTAATATTTTACATGCGTGACCGAGCGCAGTGGTGGATACGGCAAGCAAAGTATCGAGGAGTAGTCTGGAAAATCATCATAATACGCAGTCCAGGTTTCAGGCTGCATTGCCCTGCGCGTAACAACCGCAGCGTTTTCTTGCGCTGCAACGATTAAGGCATCGAGGAGCGTATCCTCCACGGTTTCTTCCGGCTCGATTCTAAGATGCAACTTAACTTCCGACTTTGTAAGTATCGGGACTGTAGAGGGAGTTTTTATAACGTAGGAGGTCACGGTAGAGCCTCAGAAAAACTCCCCGCGCGCGCATGCGTACGCGCGCGAGGAGCAAGGTATTCATCAGAAGGACAATTAAACGATAGCAGAGTCAAGAGCTGCACCAGCATAGCGAGGCTCAAGACAGAAAATCTCAACGGCTCCGTTGACCGGATCGTTCACCGCTTCAGTGCACTTCAAGCGAACGAACGGTTTTCCGGCAGGCAACATGTCACCAGTTACTTCGATGACATACAAACGATCCGTGGCTGCTGTCGAGGTGAATCCTGCTGCTGCTGCATCAGTGATTGCACCCAAAAGATCGCCACCAGCACCAGCACCATCGCCACCAACTCTGTATTTGAAAGGAATGGCTGTTGCGCCAGTTCCGTCAGCAAGAGTACAGGCTTCAACGGTGAAGGTTGCAGTACCAGTCGTGCCGCCCTGTTGATGAGCAACGAAAGCAACTCGACCATATTTGGCCATGTTCACAACGTCAGTTGCAGGGTTGGTGTTCCACCTATCTGCAGCCGGAGCCAAACCTTTAACAGGCTGGCACATTTCAGAAAAAAGACTATTCATGATTCTCTCCCGTAAAAATGGCGCGCTCGATTTGAGGCGAGCGCGCCTGATTATTAGCGTGCGGCCAACGTGATGAAAGGACTCTGCGTCTCACTGCCCTTGTAAGGCGTAAGCGCAGCGCTCCAAGCTGGCTGTCCGTCGACTCGATAGACGAAACGGAAAACCGACTCATCGTAGATGAACCGAACGTGAATCGAGCTTGCGGACTTGATTCCACCCTTGTCAATCATCAGGTATTGGCTGAGATCGGCAAGGACGATGTCACCGACATCTCCGATTGAGCTTGCGTGCTCAATGAAGAGTACCGGCAATCCGTAGAGCGTCGAAAAAGGCTGACCGGCAGCCTGGTTCGCTGGCAAGTAAACCGGCACATCAGAGCTCGCGCCAGCCAACACCATTTGGTGAAGCTGCGGGATGATGTTTTGGTTAGCCAAGAACACGGCATTCGGATAGCTACGAGCGAAAAGTCTCGCGTACATCTTTACGATGTTCGGAAACTTAATCGTATCAGCAGCCTGACCACCTTCAGCAGCCACGGTAACGAGCGCGCTTGCGTTCAAGATACCGAGTGGCTTTCCAGCACCGTCACCTCGGAAAATGGCGTCATCAACTTTGAAACCAAATTCTTCAGTAAAAGCCTGCATGATTACTGCTTCGAGAGCGGTCGCGTCCTCAAGGAGTTCGTCCGTCGCGTAGCAAAGACCCACAAGCTTGTGGAGCTTCATGTTCATTTCGCGGAATTTTGGCTTGCTGGCTGTCTTCTGAGCTGCTTCATCTGCCCAGTAAGCCTGCACACCACCCCAGCGCGAGCCATCGACTCTGCTGGTTTCATCCACACCGAACATCTTAAGCCCGTTTGCGTTCTGGCTGATAGGGATTCTCCTTACTCGTGAAGCAAGGATTCCTGTCTCGTATGTTCTCTTGAGCAACTCAGTTGCAAAGTCTGTTTGCACCAAAAAGCCACCCTCGGAACCGACCGTCTCTCCAAGACCAGTTGCGCGAAGCTCGCGAATATCAACAAGCCTCTTGTCCATAACTGGATTAGAGAGATTACAAGCACGAGCGACAGCCTGAAGCTGCTCACCGAAGCTTGCAAACAATTTTTGGTCAGCACGGGTTTCTCCCGGAGCTACGTTGCGACCATTTGCTGGCTCAATGTCCCGCTTTTCGATTTTATCGACGTCGGAACGAAAGCCAGAAATCTTCTCAGCTCGCTCGATGGTTTCCACCAACTCTCTGTGCTCCTCGATGTATGCATCGAATTGCTTCTTTTCATCAGCAGTGAGGTTGCGGTTTTCTTTCTCTGAAAGCTCATGCAGAGCCTCCATTTTGACAACCAAAGCCTCACGCTTTTCTTTCAAAGCGCCAAGTTTCATTTGATTTTCCTCAGTAAATGATGAAGATGAGATCGGAAAAAGAGCCCACCGTCATCGCAGTTAATTAAAAAACAACGCGAGATTGAATAACGGTGAGCCTTCTACGGAAGGCTGGCTGTTATCGTGCTAGAGAAAAATTAATCTACGGAAGAATCTCTCTCGAGCGCCAATACACAATATTTCACAGAGCCCGCGGATTCACACAAGCACAATTTTTAGTTATCGCGATATAGCGTTAACGCGCTTTGATAATCTGAAGTTTTCGCCAGCGAGATTCCCGTTCACGCTGAAGTTCTATTGGAGGAAGATCTGCCAAAGCCTTACCGCGCTCAAAAATTGCCGAGCGAGCTTCCGCTGTGGTTTCTGGATAGGCAGGGAAAGCCACAAAGCTCATCTCCCAGAGGTTAACGTCGAGAAGAGTTCGCAGATAACGACCGCCGTCGAGCTTGGTCCATTTTTCTTCGATGACCATGAAGCCAATGCTGACGTTTGTCAGGATTCGCGCCTCTACGTTGTATGCAAGATCCCTACCGAGTGTAGTTTGAGGAGGTTGAAATTCGTATGCAAGACCACCTTCCTTAACTTCTAGCTTTAGATTTCCCGCAGTGGTCCGGCCAACGATAAGACCAGTGTCATGATCCACTAAGGCGCGCACATCTGGCTTCTCTCTGAGAGTTCTGTCGAACGCCTTTGCGTCATAGCGCTCCACCCACATACCAAAATCGACGGAGTCACTATAAAACGGTGCCGCGATTCCTGTAATCGTTGAACCACCATCTTCTCTTTTTTCAAAGAGCGTGTTGCTTCCGAGAGAACTTCTAATTTCTTTTTCAGCCACCATATTCCCCATGATTATCGTTGACACCAGTTGGAACAAGACCCTTTTCACAAACTTCATCGATTAAACCCATGAGATCGAGCGCCAGTTTTCCCGCTATAGTGCTCTTGCAGGCATCGCCGCTGAGATCAATTGATGCCAATTTTACCGAAAAATCGTCGAGCATTTCGGTGAGAATCATGTCAAAAAACCTGTCATCGGGAGGGTTTTTGCCCGAATATCGAGCCGCAAAAGCGGCCAAATCGAGGTAACATTCGCTTGCCGAGCGCAGCTTTTCAGCGACAAACTGCCTGTGTTCCGGCCAAAATTTAGCCATATACGCGCCCAAATCCTTCGATTTCGCGCCTTTTTCGACCCCATTGGCCTGTCTGGTCAGGATCTGGTAGATAATCTCGTCAAAGAGCCGTCTATACGCCTTTGTGGATACCGGCTGAACTTTCTCGGTAAGGTTGTCGCTTTGCGCAGAATCATCTTCCCCTGCAGCGTCATCCTCGGGAGGCTGCGCTGCAAGTTTAAGATCCTGCTGGTTGAGCGGCACCATGTGGATGTCTCCCTCGGTGCCGATTGGATTCATGTTCTCGATTTTTCGCCATTCGTTGACGCTTATCACGCCATTGTTGCGCTGAATCTGAAGCGCCTCATTCCTACTCTTTGAATCTCCGCGCAGGAGAGCATTGAAAAGAAATTCAACGAAGTATTTCTCCTGCTCGCTCTCGCTGAAAAGTTTATAGAGGGATTCGGCTTCCCACCTCTTGGCGTTTGGCGTGAGCGAATCATTCACAAAATCGATATTCTGGATTTCTATGTTCGCATACTTCGATTGAGACAAGTCGCCAATTTTATGAGGAGGCACTCTAAAAATCGCGCAGATTTTCTGACTGGAAAACCTCTCTTGCTCAATGAACTGGAGGTCTTGATTCGTAAGCCCAAGCTTTTCCCACTTCATGCCCTCTTCTAAGATAGCAACCTTACCGGCATTCTTGACGCCGCTGTATGCTTTTTTCCATGAATCAAGGACGCGCTTCTGCGCAGCTTCATCCTTAAATTTTCCGGGATGAGTGAGGAGACCGCCAGGCTGCGCGTTATTTTTGAACGTTGCTGCAGCGTAGGTGTCCATAGCAATAACGGATCCGATTGTGCTTGCCTGAACGTTTAAAACCGTGCGACCGACAATTCCGTTCTCTGAGAGCATCTTAAGATGCAGCATGTTCTTGGGATCAATGATGCGCGCAGTACCGAACTGATTTGTGTGCTCGTAATAGAGCTCTCCCTGGGCATCAAGCTTTGCTTCGGTTCTGTCTGGATGGCGAGGCAACACAAGGAGTGGCTTGTTGCCTGCACTCCTAAAAATCTCAGCATATGCGTTTCCCCGCAGCTCAAGATGCCAGGTCATCATTTCCACAAAGTCTTGAAGTGACTGAAACGGATTTGGACGACGAAGTAATTTTGCTACCGGATGCTTATCATCCCGTTGCCGAGAGCTATCGCTTTCTCTTTTATAAACAGGGAGCGGAAGAGTCGCGAGCGTTTCAGCCTTTACACGTATACATGCAAAGACCGCGCAGACACTTTCTGCCAGCTCCGGCGTGACCCGAATTCCAGATGCGGAGATGGCGCCAACCACCTTCTCATACCAGAAATCGTCGTCATCGGCTGGCCTATTCCTTTTTGAGCCCGAGCGAAAAATTTCAAAGCCAAAAATTTTCATTGACCAGCGCAGATCCTTCTAGGGAAAAATTAAAGCGCACTAACGCTTAGAACATTGTAAGCACATAAAACAACACGAGCAAGCTGGAATCACCCCGCCACGAGAAGTCCTCTCGAATCGTAGACAGAGCCGCCATCGTTTTGAATCGCTCGAGCAATTGCAACCACAAGACCAACGATACCGTCAATCTTATCAGCACTTTTCTCCTTGTCAGGTTTTATATTCCCTGCTGAATCTTGTACAGCCGAAACGTTGCGCGCCATCCACCTGAGCACAGGATTGCCACCATGCGAAATTCTTTTTGATAACACTAGGGTTTCAAGTTCTTTCGTTGGACCGCTGAGAGACGGGAAGCCTTGACGTACCGGCACGCACTTAAATCCGTCACCCATGAGTTGCAAAACGAGCTGCATCGCATTCCACGGATCGTATCCGAGTTCCATTATCTGGTAGAGATCTCCGATCTCATTGAGCTTGATTCGGATGCGGTCATAATCGATGACGTTGCCTGGCGTTGTCATCAAGTGACCGCTCTGCACCCAATCGTTATATTTTGCGCGCGCTGCCCGAGATGTTTCTTTCTCACCTCCAATTAATTTACCGGAGCGAAGCTTGACGGTTTCTTCGGGACACCAGAACCAGCCAAGTGTATCGTAGCGCCGTACAAATCGAATTCCATTTTGGTCATAGCCCATCGACTCTAAAAATCTGTCTATCTGTTCTTGCGACAAATCTTTTATGAGGTCAGGCGCGACTTCCTCTTTCACAAGCTCGCGCGGGAAGAGTCCCATTGCTGCAGTGATGTCTCTATTGCTGGAAAGGTCTAGACCTAAATAGCAAGGCTCTCCGACAAGGGACTTCTCATCAACTGGCTCGCTGCAGAGATCCCATTTATCCATTTGGATCCACCGGCTCTCTTGCTCGGTCCACATGTTGAGCTCGAGACGCTTGAACGTGTTTTCATAGGATGGACTGTTTTTTGCTCGCTCACACTCTGTGCGCATGTACTCGAGCGATTTCGAGATTCCAAGATTGGGATTCGCCTTGAACCACGTCTCTTCCTTGGTCCAGTCGTCGTCTTCATCAGCTCCGTAAAGAATCGGCAAAAACTCATCATCTAAAATGATGCCGTCTCTCACGCCGAGCGCATAGTCGTGCACCTCCCAACAGATTGTGGATTTGTCGTATCCCGCTGTCGTCATCGCAACGACAAGTGGCTGCGCCCTGGCGCTGGTAGATGTGGTGAGCGTATCCCAGAGCTCGCGCGTTTTTTGCGTATGAAGCTCATCGAATAAAATGCCGTGAGAATTTTTGCCGTGCTTGTTTGGAGCATCCGAAGATAAAACCTTATAGGAGCCACCGCTTGAGTAGTCTACGATTGAACGCTTGAACACCTCACACATCTCAAGGAGGTCTTCGGAGGCTTCAATCATTTTCTTTGCGACTTCGAACACGATCCCAGCCTGCTCCCTGTCTGAGGCTGCGGAATAAATCTGCGCTCCCTGCTCTCCGTCACAGAACAACAGGTAAAGCGCAATCGCTGAAGCAAGAATGGACTTGCCGTTTTTTCTAGGGAGGAAAAAATAAACGCGCCGATACTTGCGCGTCTTATCAGAGCGACGCTTCCACCCGAAGATCTCTCGCAGCGCCGCGCGTTCCCAAGGCTCTAGGATAAAGAGCTGACCGGCAATCGGACCTTCTACGTGCCGAATGAAATTTTCAACGAAATCACAGGCAGCCTTCGCAGCCTTATTATCGAAGTAGTACTTGGCTGCCCATTCCTTGGGACACTTGCTCGTCCCAAGTTCCCTGCCATGAAGTACTATCTTCTTATGCGTTGAGGAAAATCTAGAATAATCAAGCCGCAGTTCGGTTTCCGAAGAGCGAGTCTTTGAGCTTTTGCCTCTTCTTGTCTTTGTTTTTACCATCGGATGCCGAAGCTATTATTCGTGAACGTGAGGCAGGCGTAAGACCGAACTCACACAAAAAACGATGCACATTTTTCAAAGCTTTATCCTGTATCGTCATGAACGGACTGACTTGGATGTGACCGTTGGGAGTCTTGGTGACTGGACCGAACTGATTCTTGCGCTCCTGACACATCTTTAAATCCGAAAGCGCAATGCAGAGCGCGGCAAGACCTTGCTTGTCTGCTTTCGTCATCACACGCATCTGTGCAAGCTGTGGCGCGAGCTCCTTCCAGAACTCCTTCCCATCATCGGAGAGGTATATAGGAGGCTCGGGTATCGCTACCTCAACGACCGGCTCATGCTCATTGAGAGCTCGCTTGCCTGGATTGCCAGCAAGAATTTTAAGCGCTGTTGGTTTCCTTGGCGGACCGCTCATAACCTCTCCTCCATCACCTTTGTAAAACTAGAGCCGGAACCTTGAAGCTTCGCTTCCTTGCCGGTGAAACTTTGATATCTCTGAACAACCACGTCGACGTAGGCTGGATCTAAATCCATTCCGAAGCATCGACGCTTGAGTTTCTCCGCGCCTATCAACGTCATCCCGCTACCAAGAAAGAGATCGAGAACGATTTCCCCTGGCTGAGATGAATTGTTGATGGCGCGCATGGCAAGCTCTACAGGCTTTTGCGTCGGATGAACGGTTTTAACTGTATCCTTTGCCACCTCCCAGAGAGTCCCGTGCCTGTCTTCATTATACACGACGACGGATTGACCGGCACCAACTCTCAGCGTGCGGACCTTTTTGTTCTTTGTCTCTTTTGCCTTGATGTAGATCTTGCCACCGTGATTTTCATCAATCAGCAGAAGACCGTTGCCCATTGTTGTGGCGAGCTCCTTCTCTCCCTTGAGAGTGACCGACCAGACGTTCGGCTCATCACGCCCACCAAAAAATCTTGGAGCCTCTCCTACCCGCGCGGCATAAAAACATGGTTCGTAAATATTTCTATAATCGAGCCCACCCATCACCATGCCTGGCTTTTGCCAGATGAGATATTGAATCTCTCGGAGACCCGCCATCTTTATCGCATGGACGAAGTCTTCTCTGGTTTGAACTCCATGCCAGATATAAAACGCTGAGTTTTCTCTGACACTTTTCACCATCTCTTTGAACGCTGGAATGAGTAAGTCTCGGCAAAGATTTTCGCCCCGAAGATCGTCTCCCTCAATCACATCATGGTGCTCTGACTCAAAACTAATTCCGTATGGTGGATCGGTAAAGACCAGAGACGCTTGCTCACCGTCCATCAGTTTTTTTACTTGCTCGGGATTGGTAGCAGATCCACACATGACTCGATGTTCGCCCAGGCACCAGATATCTCCGATTTTAGAAACTGCCTTTCCCTTTACCACGGGAGGATGAGTATCATCTGCCGAGTCACCGCCACCTGCCGTCTCATTAAAAATATCTGAGAGCTCGTCGGCAGAGAACGCAAGGACTTCCATATCGAAACCTGAGACTTGAAGCTCCTGCAGTTCCATTTGCAACATGTTCATATCCCAGGCAGCGTTGAGAGGAATTTTATTATCTGCCAAAGCGAACGCCTTGCGTTGTGTCTCGTCAAGAAACCCAAGCACTATGCATGGGACTTCTTTGATGCCGACTTTCTTTGCTGCAAGTATTCTCCCGTGACCGGCCACGATTGTATCATTCGGTTCAAGGAGAACGGGATTGATAAATCCGAACTCTTTGAGGCTCCGCGCAATCTGCTCCACCTGCTCGTCGCTATGGACGCGCGCGTTTCTCGCTGACTGAATAAGGTCCGAGGTTTTTTTATACGTGATTTCAACTTTCTTTTTCACCTACTTCCTTTTGCGCGCCGCAGTATGGACAGACGTGACGCACTTCAGCTTCTGCTTGTAGTTCTATTCTCGGAGCGAGAACGTCAATCGCGAGCTTCGGCTCCTCACCAGCGACGTGATGAAAATAAACTTCCACCACATCCTGGATTCTCTGTCCGGTTTCTGCGTTTATCACTGCGGTTCCTTTTCCAAGACCCTGCGAAATTAGCTTAATCTGCATATTCTAGCCCCATAAATGCAACCTGCGGT